CGTTAGTGTAACGTGTGATTCCAAGCATGTTCGTATCATTCTGCATTTTAAAGAACAACGCCTTCATCGAATCTCTATCATTGATGATGGTGTAGGAATGAAAATTGAAGAACTACGCGATGCTATTGTCTTCAACCGTCTCAAGTTACGTCACAGCAGAGACATTGGAAAATTTCATGTAGGTATGAAATATGCGTTTATCTCACTTGGTTCTGATATTACCATAATCAGCAAAAAAGAAAATGGTACAATGGTTGGTGTTCGTATGAATATTGAACAAATGGAGGAACTTGATACCTTTGTACCAACTGATGTATGTGATGCTGTCACAGAGGATTGGGCAGAGAAACACATTACTCCTTCACATTTCGAACAATACAAAAAACAGACACGCGGAACGTATATCGAGATACGTAACCTGTTATCAGACCGCCGCCCTACTTCGCAACGCTGTGTACTAGATTTGGTAAAGGGGCTTTCTACAAACTACAATAATCTACATAATGATTGTGCCATTTCTGTCGAGCCATCAACTGGTTCAATTATTAAAATTAAAACAAAAGATCTGTTTTATGTAAACGATCGCCAAGCCCATCTTGATGAGTCCTATTCTACAATCTTTCATCTTTACAAAGATGGCAAGGATGTTCGATTGATTGAAATGATTTGTCAATCGCGGATGCTTGCTCGAAAAAAAATGACAGGAGGTACGACAGCTACACCTGTGTATTACGAATACACAGAGGTTGATACTGGAAAAAAAGCGAAAAAGATTTCTATGAAAAAACTTGAAGAATTGCCACCACCTGTAGACCGACTTGGTCAACTCGAAGTTTTCATTATTCAAGTCAACCGAGCCTCATTTGAAAAAGAAAAAGAATGGTTTCCTCAAAATAGCCCGCTTGCAATTGATCGTAAGGGGTTTCACTTTATTCGAGGCGGTGTTCGCTGTGTTGGAAGTGCGTTACAACTTGGTTCCAAAATTAGCGATCGTGTATTTACAACAACCGAGCGTCAGCGTAGTCAAGTTTCATTTGACCCAGACTTAGATGGACAAATTGGTGTCAAGTTCAACAAACAAATGGAGAATCATGCTCTCCCATACAGTGTTCTTAATACTAGTTTACTCTATCTATATAAAAAGATGTCAAATGAATGGAATAAGAAGTGGAAGCCATTAGATGTAAAATACAAAAATGAATCTGATAGCTTTTCAGGTGATTCAGATTCAGACGACGAACTCGAAGAAGAGCAAAAACTACAGGAGCATGTGGAATCTGTTGTGATGGAATCTCCTGTGGAGAAACCGGTTGTTGTCGAATCTGATGTTGAACCTCTTATTGAACCTGTTGTCGAATCTGATGTAGAGGAATCCGTTGTTGAACCTGTCGTCGAACCTGATGTAGAGGAACCCGTTGTTGAACCTGTGGTTGAACCTGTGGTTGAACCTGTCGTCGAACCTGATGTAGAGGAACCCGTTGTTGAACCTGTTGTCGAACCTGTGGTTGAACCTGTGGTTGAACCTGTCGTCGAACCTGTTGTCGAACCTGTCGTCGAACCTGTCGTCGAACCTGTCGTCGAACCTGTCGTCGAACCTGTCGTCGAACCTGTGGTTGAACCTGTTGTCGAAGAACCTATTACTACTTCACCTCCTACGGAGGATGTACCACAACAGGTCATTATCCATACGGCTCACTATTCCAAAGAACAATACGAACATCTTCTCTCTATTCTTCACACCTTTGACTCTCAAATCGTGTTTTCCTCATAAAATTGAAATCGAAATCTAAAAAGTAGAGATGTCAGCCCAGAAAACAATGTCTTCCATTCAAATTGATGCCATCGAATTGCTTCAGCAACATCGTCTCACCCCTGAATCTCTTCTTCTTAAATTGGAACAAGAGCCTACCTTTGTATTACAAGACAAACATAAATCGACCTGGACATTTGTAAAGCGAAATCATTCACGAAGACATCTTATGGCAAAAACCAATCATATGAAAAAATACGAAGAAATTTACTGTGCTTCTCATTAATCTACGGCTGTTCTTTATTTTTGTTCTCTATGTGAAAACGACTCCATTTACGATGTGAAACCATAGTAGATGGAATCGGAGATCGAACATCTTCACTCCAATGTGTTTGACAAAGAACACTTGAAAAAACAATTGGAAATCATCAAAAAAGCTTCCGATATGGCACAAGATAAGATCGATTATTTTTCTGCGCATGATGATGATATCTTAATGGCAATCGGTGTAGTTGAAAATTTTTTACGAAAGAAACATCGTATTTGTTACGGTGGACAAGCCATTAATGCCTATTTGCCTGCTCAGCACAAATTTTACGATCCTGAATATTCCATTCCTGATTACGATTTCTTTACTCCTTCGCAACATCAAGATCTCAAACAGATCGCGGAAGATCTGTATAAAGCTGGATTTACTGAGATCTCTGCTCGTGAGGGAATGCACGAAGGTACAATCAAGATCTATGTGAATTTTATTCCTGTTGCCGATATTACTGCGATCGATCCTCGAATCTATCGGATCTTATCAAAACGTGAATCACGAATTGATGGAATCTCTTATATCGATGCCAACTCGCTTCGTATGCTTATGTACCTTGAATTAAGTCGGCCTCGTGGTGAAGTTCGCCGTTGGGAGAAAGTATTTGAACGTCTTATGCTCTTCAATGAATTTGTCCCTATTCCCCCCTGTCATGGATTTTATAAAAAACGATTATCAAAATCAACCCTTACCATTTCACAGGCAAAATTTGTTTTTCGTTATATTGTTCAACAACGACGAATGATCGCAGGTGCCGATCTTGTTCCCTTTTATGATCACGCGATCAAAAAACATGCCACCAAAATGGATTGGATTCTTGGTAGTACCAAACCGATCATCTTCTTCTCTCCTGAACCGATCCATGATGCGAATGAATTGATCTCACACCTTGGATCCTTATCCAATAAACGGATCCAAACCAAAGTCTATCAAAATCAAGGCCTCGACCTCATTCCTTCCATTCATGTTCTTCATCAAAATCATGCTCCTCTTGTTTTTATTATTGAACAGTCTGCGTGTCATTCCTACATCAATCTTCCCATTAAAGATGGGATGGGTGATGGCTTGGTTCATAAAGTACTTCGCGTTGCTTCCATGGATACATTGATCACATTATATTTTACATTAGGATTTGTTCAATCTACCTATTTTGATCGAGGAGCCATGGACTGTTTGGCCAATCAGTTGGTTATGTTATCGATTCAAGCACGACGAAAACCTGAGGATTTTATTTTTCCATTTGTGTCCATTCGTTGTGTTGGTCATCAACAGGGTATTTCTTCCTTAATTCGTGAAAAACTTGCTCGAATGACGGTAAAAAAGAAATCAAAAATCAAGGAAATTTTACAGAAAGCCGAGATGAAATATCATAAACCATCCGCAAATCGTAATACCATTCGAAATAAACGCAATACGCATATTAATGAAGATTTGCATTAATTTGATCCATTAATGTCTTTAATGAAAACATCGATGGCGATGCGTCTTTTACCGCTTTTTGTTGCGCGTAATCCATTTTTTGTAATTTATCAGATCCCTCTGGAAGTGTATATTTTATTTCAGGTTCACTTGGAAGATTTAATTGATTTAATAATTCACCACTTTGTGCTTGATTCTGTACTTGTTTCGATTTTGCCACAAGTTGCTGATTTGTTTGTAATTCATTCACTAGATCTTGATCTGCCATAAACTTCTGAATTTGATCTGAGACTTGTTGTTGAGTTTTCTTCTGTTGAGACTGAAGAGCGGCTTCCACTTCTTGCGCAAATTGCGGATTGTCATGAAAACATTGAGATAAATCTTGACAGGTTTGATTATCAAACCCCTCCAGGTTCATAAAACTTTCCCCTTTTAATGCGGATTCTAATTTCTTATGCGCATCGATCAATTGCTGATTCATCCATGAAAGTGCGTTGGTATAAGGTGTCGGATCCGTCGGTATCTTTGGAGCAATCACTTGAAATGTTGTTATATCAATGGTTTCAGGCAACGGATCCGTAATGACAGGCAATGATTTTCCTATTTTTTGAGATAGATTTGCGATATAGGAATTCATTTCAGATTGAGGCGGAATGGTTGGTTGAGAAGTCGATAATGAAGATGATTGACTTGGATCGGTTAATGGTTGTTGTGGTTGCTCGGCACTCATCGAAGAGACAATCGCATTTTGCCATGTTGTCATAAATGGATTATAAATTGTTGTTACAAATGTCTGATATTTGGTTACTAATGTTGGATCAATGGTGGGAACAGGATTGTCAAATGGTTCTTTTTGATTATGAATCCAAACTACCCAAATCAATAAGATGATACATAGTACTACTATAAACATCATCCTCTATTTTAACAGAATAATATTGTATCCGGGTAGAATGAGCTGTAAGACTCCCGCATTATTATCATATTATTCGGATAAGGTTAATATCTATCAACATCATGATTTTATACCATTATCTGCTATAAAGTCTATCCCTCCTCCTCTTCCCGCTCCTATTATCAATGTTACGAATTCCTATGGTGTACCCTATCCTGTACCTACCCATTTCCCACCCTTTCCTTCATGTGCGAGTTGTGTAGCACAAAATACTTGTTGTGAATCGTGTCAGCATAAAAAATAAGGTCTTCTATAAATAATGGAAGAGAATCCCACCATTATCTCTTTTCGGGTCATTTATATGATCCAACGACCCTCTCGTAAAAAACAACCCATTTCTGAATTTCATCATTTTGAAACGACCCGTTTACCAAATGAATTTTATAATATACGAATGATTATTTTTTATTTTAATACGTTTTATGTAAAATACCCATATTCTATTCATCCAATCATATTAAAACGGGTTGATAATCGATTTGAAGTATTGTTTTATCAATATTATACTTCTAAAAATTTATTTATTCAACTCCATCTCCATCAACAAATTTATGATTATAACGCATTATGTTTGTTTTTAAAAAATAGTATTCTATTACCGCTTATTAATATGCCTAACTTAAACCCTTGACGTGACAATACAAGTAAAACATGTCTGACACGGAAAACGTCGCAACAAACGAGGTAGTAGAAGTTCCAACCTACAATACTCCTCTCTCGCCTGCTCACCAATATAATCGTATCATTCTTAATCTTATGATCAAAAACGAAGAACGTATTATCCAACGTTGTTTGTCTCATGCTCTTCCTCATGTTGATGCGATTTCTATTCTTGACACAGGTTCCACTGATTATACCATCGAGCGCTGTAAACATTTCTTGTCCACCTGCGGTAAGCCTTTCAAAATCAGCGTAGAACCTTTCAAGACATTCGGTTACAATCGCACCATTTCGTTTCAAAAAACACAAGAATTATGTACCGAACTCAATTGGGATCCTGAAATCACTTATGCGATGGCTGTCGATGCGGATATGAATATCGTCCCTTCAGGCGGATTCAAGTCGTTTCAGATGACTTCTAACGGGTACACTGTGATTCAAGCGAATGGTCATATCAAATACTTCAATACTCGTTTTATGAAATGTGGATATCCATGGAAGTGTATCGGTGCCACTCACGAGTACTGGTCTGGTGATCCCACCTCCAAGATTCCTTATGAAATCTTCTTTATTGATGATAAAAATGATGGCGGTTGTAAATCGGATAAGTTCGAACGCGATGTCCGTCTCTTGACACAAGAAATTACAGAAGATCCCAATAATGCCCGTGCGCACTTTTATCTTGGTCAAAGTCTCAAAGATCTGGGTCGTTTTAAAGAAGCGATTGTTCATTTCAAAAAACGCATTGAACTCGGTGGCTGGTACGAAGAAGTATGGTATGCACACTATCAAATCGCAAAGTGCCATGAATTCTTGAAAGATATTGGCAAGATGGAACTCTGGATGAATCGTGCCTTTAACTTTCATCCCAAGCGTGCCGAACCAATTTACCATATGTGCCGTTACTTCCGCGAAGTCTCTCAACATTACAAGTCCTACCACTATTACTTGAAAGGTCGAGATATTCCTTATCCCAAAGATGATGTTCTCTTTATTGAAGATGCTGTGTACAATGGCTTATTCGATTACGAGAACACGATCTTGGCCTGTTATGTAAACGGTAAGACTCGTCACGACTCCTTGTATGACTTGGTCTCTTATATTAATCGTGGCATCCCTCATTATGTTGATAACGTATGGGATAACATGCATTACTATATCGAGTCACTTCTCAGTCCTACCTATCGTGGTACCTACACCAAGTTAAGTTTTCCACCATTTGAAGAATACAAAGTATCTTCTTGCTGTGTTATTCCATGGACAGAGGATCGTCTTTTGATGAATACTCGATATGTGAATTATTCAATCGATGGCAATGGTTGCTATCATATGCGCTCTTCAGATGGCAATGTGAAGACACGTAATGGTATGGTCTATCTCAATTCTACGTATTTTCCAACGGAAGAAATTGCGATCATGAATGAAGATCTACCACCTACCTATCCCAGTAATGTGGATGGATTAGAGGATGTTCGTCTATTTACCTTCAAGGGGCAACTCTACTTCTCTGCTTCGTCTAAGAATCTGACACCCACAGGCAATATTGTGATTGCCATCGGCGAATACCGCCCAGATGACCATTTGATGACAAACATTCGCGTGATTCAACCACCTCATCCCACCGAATGCGAGAAGAATTGGATCGCGATTCCTGAGACCTCTCTTGGAAAAGTGGGAGCTGCCAAAGATAGAATGAACTTTATTTATGGCTGGAATCCATTAGAAATTGGCGCCATCAATGATAATAACCAGCTGATTATTCATACTAAGTTTTCTACTCCTACCATTTTTAGCCGTTTCCGTGGTTCCTCACCATTGTGTGAGTTTGATGGTAAGTTGTGGTGCGTATGTCATTATGTGAAATACAGTACCCCACGTGTCTACTACCACTCAGTTGTTCAATTTAATCGAGAAACCATGAAGCCTGAACAGTATTCTCCTCCATTCGTGTTTCGTCGTACTGCCATTGAGTATTGTCTCGGATTTCATATTCGTGATGGCTCTTTCTGCTTTTTCTTTTCCGAGAACGATACGGATCCAGGATTTATCACCATTCCTCATCGTAGCATGAAATTTCTACCAATTGCGTGATGTAGTGATGATTTTTAATCCAGTTCATAGGTAGAAATATGTCGTCTCACACGGTTGCTCCTGCGATTGTCACACCCAATGTTGTGATTCCTTCTCTTCCCCATGGTGCTACACCCGTCGTACCTTATCTTGGATTTGTAGCGGATACCATGATCACTTGTAAGGTGAATGGAACCGAAACCACTGTTGCGGTTCAGAACTTGAAGCCTGGTATGCTCGTTAAAACCGCTTCTGGTATGTTTCGCCCGGTGGAAAAGATTGGAACTCGTTCTCTTTCTAATCCTGGTACAAGTGACCGTCTTGCCAATCGTCTTTACACACTGCAAAAGGCACATTACCCCGCTTTGACTCAGGATTTGACCATCACGGGCAATCGTTCCGTTTTGATTTCTAGCGCAACCGATGCCCAAAAACGCCAGATGATTGCGGTACATGGTCGCATTATGGTAGCGGATAAGAAGTTTATTCTTCCCTCTGCGGCAGATGCGAACGCAACTCCTCATACGACTGCGGGTGATGTTACGCTATATGATTTTTCACTCGTCAGTGCGATGAAAACATTGAACTATGGCGTTTATGCGAATGGTTTATTGGTTGATTGCTCTTCCTCCGTTCGTATGATGAATAAGGCGTACACTTTATTACATTAAGTGACCTAAACTCGTTAGGGTACAAAGTAATAGTATGGTAAAACAAGAAAAGACGAAAGAAGAACGTCTCAAAGAGGGACTTAGCTTGCTGAGTCAATTAAAAGAAGGCGGAGTTCGTGGAAATTCACTTGGATTTCTTGTTTTAAAAAAACAAGTAAGTGAATGGGTCGAAACGGGTGAATCGTGGGAAGGAACCATTCCCTTTACGGAATACGGGCGCGAGGCCATTGTATCCTTTCCAAAATACAACAACAAGGCAGCTGGATTGAATTTTAAGGTGGTAAAATAATATCTGATAAGTTATATTCTACAATTTATCAGCTAGTACTAGATGGGTAATTCTGCCAGTATTTATATATCGGTATCGTCGATGAGTCCGACACAACTTCAAATCACAGTGGGGGGTGAATCTGGAAATGTATCCAGTCGATTTCAACTTGCCATTGTAAATAACAACACATCAATTACCTATACCAGTCCAAACTTGCTCGACGGAGGAGCCTATAGTCCACCTGCTGCTGTTTATACGGTGGATCTATCTGACTTTGTAAATGGTTCTACACCCTTTGCGTATACATTAGGAGATTCCTGTACCTTAGAGGGAATTGCCCTTGATAACAACGATCAGCTTTCTACCACACCATTTACTGCCTCCTATTTTGGTCCATTGTGCCCGATTCTCTATTATTCCACACAAGCCGATGCGGTTTCAGCCGGTCTTAACTACCTCGCTTATTCTACTAATGGATACACCGTTCAAACAGAAGGTGGAATATCTAATTGGAAACTTGCCTCCTCCAGTAATGGTTCTTCCAGTCAAATTGGTACCTACACCACCGGCTCCACACTGAACTCGGATGGTATGTATTATCTCTATCCTGCGGGTCCATGCTTCTTAGAAGGCTCATTGATCCGATGCTTAATCGATGGACAAGAAAAAGATGTACCTGTTGAACAATTACGTAAAGGAACCCTTGTTAAAACAGAACTGGATGGATACAAACCGATCGCATTGATCGGTCATTCTTCGTTTCACCATTTGGCATTTGAAGACCGGATCCAAAATCAACTCTATGTCTGCTCCACGGATCTCTTTTCGGAACTCACCTCCGATCTGGTTCTCACTGGCGCGCACTCGATCTTGGTTCCCAATTTAACAGATCGTCAACGTCATGATACACAACAAGAAATGGGAACCATTTATGTTACAGGACAAAAATATCGCCTCATGGCCTACTTACATGATCGTGCGAAGCCTTATCCGATTGCGGGAAACTATACTGTATGGCACTTTGCGTTAGAGAATCCTGATATTTATATGAATTATGGCGTTTATGCGAATGGTGGTCTACTCGTAGAATCCACATCGATTCGATTTTTACGTGATTTATCCAATATGACATTACTATAATTCCAGATCGATCATAACTGGTACATGATCCGATCCGAAATACTCTCCCAAAATGTCTGCTCTCCGGATCCGATCGCCTGATTTGTTGGAAACCAGAATGTGATCGATCCTCCATCCGACATTCCGAGCTCTTGAGTTTGCAAAGTTGGAGAAATACGAATATGCAACTTGTTCTGGATTCCGAAATCGAAAGGAATCCAAAAAGCCCGATCCGATCATCTTTTGAAACTCCGATCGCTCTTGATCCGAAAATCCAGGAGACTTCCGATTGGCTTTCGGATTATGAATGTCGATCTCATTCGGAGCACAATTCAGATCTCCACAGAGGATGACCGGAAGATCAAACTCTCTCTGGATTTCGATCATGTACAATCGGAGGGTTTCTTCCCAAACAATTCGTTCTTGGATTCGAGCCAATTCAGGTTGAGCATTCGGAGTGTATACCGTGATCACGATCTGTTTTGGGTACTTTGCGATCACGATTCGTCCCTCCTGAATAAACTCTTGTGTACCGTATTCTCCAATCACCTCTTCCGGATACCGGGAGAAGTCCGTTTCAACCCATTCAGGTTGTTCTTTGGTAAGGAGAGCTACTCCGCTATAACCCTTCTTGCTCTTGGAAAGATTCGTATAGATGTGGGGATAATATGAACGAAGAAAGGCCAGATCGCCTACGTTCTGCGTCTTGAGTTCTTGGAAACACAAGATGTCAGGTTGTTGTTCTTCGATCAGTTTGGTTAATACATTATTGGTGGGTCCTCCAATTTTTTCACCCGTTTTCAGCTTACTTGTCATGGACTTTATACCGTTAATGTTAAAGCTAATGATGCGCATGGATTATGAAGTGTTATGTCTGTATTTTACTACATTTGGTTTATGTTTCAATTTTTTTATTACGTGAATGGATATTATATTTTGATATAGTAAAAGATGTCAGTCAACTGGGGAAATCAACAAATATTACCGTTTAATAAACGAGAAAAATCAACTCGGGTAAGCGAGCGTGCCAAAACAAATGTAATGAATGTCCCTCTCGATCCTGTTACACCCCCTGTCTCCGACATGTTATATGTAACCCACAATGGAAATATGTATCCTGTTGAGGTAAAAAATAATGTACCTAAAGTAAATGGTGGAACACGTAAACACAAAACAAAGAAACGAAAAACAAGAAAACACTAAATAGAATGGCACATGTTCGATTTCAAAATGAGTCCGAATATCTAGCACCTCGCTCCCCTATGTTTAACAAAGCCCGCCGTGAAAATCAACAAATGCTTCAAGAATTGGCCACTTATCGCCGTGAAGTAGAAGCCAACACCAATTCAAATTCTGTAAAACGCCTCACTCGTAAGAGAAATATGACCTGGTCGCCCACCACTGCCAAAGAGAGAGCCAATGAGCTTGCCCTTGAAATGGGATATGGGTCTGTAATTTCTCGCATAAAGAAAACAAAACGAGGCAAAAAACGTACCGCCAAAAGAAAGACCCATGCTCACAAACATCTTCATTAATACGCAAACATCATTCCCGCTCTTCCACCATATACACGTAACATATTATAGGTTTCCGCATAAACGTATACTGTGAAACGACCTACATTTAGACCTGCTGTATTTCCATAGGGTGTACGAAATTGTAAAATCAAATCACGATGGGTAATCTTATCCAGATTTGCCTCACCATTTGGTCTCGAAAAAGGTGTAAATCCATTCTGAATCGCAAGTGGTATATTATAATAATATCGATTCACCCATGGCGATTTTCGTTGCTCATACGATGGAACAATGGATCGAAATAATGCGGGTGCCTCCGTTCGATATCTCACCAGCGACCCTTGATAACTTAGTTCATACCCTGAAATCGGCTCAGAATCTGATAACTGAAATGCGGGCCTCATGTATTCCGTAGGACGATTCGCATACAGACCTACCGCATCAGGCCACCATGGATATTGTGTGTTTGTAGGTGTTGTATTGATTGTTCCTGTCATGTCTCGTGTGGCCAAAAAATGAGCGTTATACGAGGATGCCATATATGGATTACACATGAAATAGAGATCACGTGTTGGATTCGGAATGTCCAAACGGATTCTAGCATTTAATAATCCTTGTGTATCAAACGGATTGGTCAGATAATGCTGTACAACGGGTACTTGAAGATCCGCCAATCGAAAACGATTGGCTTCATTTTGATCCAAATAGACATACTCTGCCATGATATGACAATCTCCTAATGGAAGTGCTAAGGGCATCTGAATGGTTCCAAACGTGTTAGCGAGTGGTGTTTGATTAGGATTCTGGTTCGGATCCTGGGCATAAAACGTAGAACCCAGAAGTGGTGTAAGTGATGTTCCATCCGCATTGGATGTATTTGGAACATGGGTCGGTGTATAATATAACCCATTTAGGGCACGAAACGTGATGCCTACACGAACATCATCCATTGACATCGCATCGATTGGCAACGCGCAACCTGTATCTCCACGTGTAAACCAAAATGGAAGTGGTACTACCACTGTTTCTTGATAGGGTGGTGGAAGAGGTGTACGATTTGTGATTGCGGTTGAAATCGCATTCAATGATGCGGTTCTCGCATTTCCCTGTGGCCAACCAATGCTGGTTTCTGTAAATCCTGAATCTTTTCGTTTAATCAACTCATTCATCACAGGGACTTTTTCTAGCGGTGTGTGAAACTCATCAAGGATTTCTAATAGCCGACTATCGAGTGTTTCGACACGACTCGCCGCAATATCCAGGGTGAGTTGTTGAACCAATGCGTGTCCTAATGAGTTTGTCCATCCAAATTGTGGAAATGCGGGTTGGCCACCATTTGCAGCAATTGCTTGGGCTTGTGTGGTATAAATATCTGGCATCGTGGCCACTAAATACAATCGTGTCACCAGATGACCTTTTCTCAAAATCCGAAAGAATCCCGTATTGCCAAATGTTGGTGTGTTTTCGAAATCGAGACGTTCCCAACGAGTTGTAAATCGACCTGCTTTGTTCCATATTTTTTGAAAAGGATACAATGTTGATTTAAATGATAATCGTTCATCCTGGATTCCTGAGGCAATCACTTTTAAGAGACTGGCCACCATTCTTCTTACTCCTCCGATATTCGGCTTTATGCGTTCGATTTAAAGATAGAAACACTATGTTCTAGTAATCATGTTGGTAACATGTTACTACGACATTTATGGACGACCCGAAAAATTCATGGACTATCTCTATTTGTTTTACGATCTAGGAATCAGTGGCATTCCGATCACATTATTTACCGATCCAAGTTTGGTGTATAAATTTCGGATCTTTCCCTCCACCGTGACCGTGATCGGAATGCCACTCACAGAGTTTGAATTGTATCGTATGGGAATGGCATATCAGCGTGATCTGCCTTCTGCCCGATCTCCTGAGAAAGACACCAAAGAATTCTTTTCCCTCATGAATACGAAAATCGAATTTGTAAAGAAAGCGGCAGAACGTTGGCCCGAAATCGAAACATTTAGTTGGATCGATTTTGGAATCCTAAAAATTGTACGTCAATCGGAACGATTTCTTCAGAAATTAGCCGAGATCAATGATCTACGTTTTACCAAAATGGTGATCCCTGGATGTTGGTCGATCGGTCAACTCTTTACCGTGGAATCGATCCATTGGCGATTCTGTGGCGGATTTTTTATCACTCCTCGCAGTTACATTGATCGATTTTATGAACATTCTTATGGAGTGATGCGCGATTTTTGCACCATGGATTTTTATAAATTAACATGGGAAACCAATGTATGGTCCACGATTGAATTCTGTGCGGAACATCAGAATATCATGTGGTATTTTGCGGATCATGATGATACCATTGTACTAAATATTGATTATGTATTGGATCATGTTGTACAAAAAGATCCTGAACCCTTAGTCGGTGAACATTCGGTTACAGATACCGTTCTCGAACCGTAACCAGTTATAATAAATCGCATATACAAATACTTCCCATCCACCAACTGTTACAGAATCAAATTGACACGACGGATTGCTAAGGGTCGTTAGATCCATGGCCATCGGTTGATTCACTCGTAGCATTAATGTAATGGATGTTGCGCGACTCATATTCGCGGATCCACTTGGCTGATGGGCTTCAGGATCCTCTGAAAACGAATAGCCATACATATGTGACTGATAAGCGGTAATTCCTCCACTATGTTTGGAAGCAATATGATGACGAAACCAATCACCATCCGCCGTGATGACTTCGGATCCATTGATTCGGATTGTAGCTGTTTGAAGCCATGGAGGATAGACTGTTGTTGGATTGGATTCGAGTCCAATGGATGGCGTAAAATTCGTCCATTCATTATTGACTCGTACCGCCTTTCTACGAAAAGCCCAACGAAGTTCCACTACAGGATGATTTAGTTCTAATGGTAATTGAATATCAACTGTATCCGTATTTCCATTTGCTTTACTGACGAGGTACTTTAATGGTTCTTCAAATGAAAAATTCTGAACCAGTTTTACCATTTGTTCAAATGGCTTTCTAAGAAATTTATCTCGTAGCGTTCCTGTTGTAAGGGCGGTTGCGGTAACCAAACGTACATCACGAAACGATGGTGGCTGAGAAATGGTATTCGCCGTTATGGTTGTAACACCATCTGCTGTTAATAGAAAGGGAACGGATTGAGATAACGGGGTATCCATTGTAGTTGTACGATACCCAATCGATCGCCGAATCACTTGATCAAATGATCGAAACTTAATATCGACACGAACTTGACCCTCATTACATGATAATAATGGAAATACTTCTTTGAGTTTGGTTCGAAGAAAAAAGAAGGGTAGAATACAAAAGATCGTCCCATCTTCCGTTGGATAAGGACGAGATGGACGAAATGCGGTTTGCTGAACAACCGATGGATCCAAATAGGAATGGGGGATCGATCCGAACGCATCGGCTTGAATTCCAAAACGTATATTTTGATCATGATCCAATACAAAATGGGTATGAATAAATTCTCCCGTGATCCGTTCAATGGTTTGATCGCTTGCAATAAAATCAGCATATTCGATCAAACCTGTTCCTAGACCATTCATATAGGTCCAGTATTGTCGAAGTTGAGTTGAATCCGTTGTGATCGTAGCATTTGTTAATTGAGAAATGATCGAATTATCATACCAACTTCCTAGTTTGATCTGAAGCATGACAGATTGTAATAGATCACCTGCCGGTAATGATCCAAGCTCAAACGTAAACTTCTGTCCCCATTCGGCAGGACCACGCTGGGGAAACTCTTGAATACTGAGCGTAGTGGGATAGACCGTTTGGGTATGAGGCGGAATCGTTTCATCGTTAGAAAGAATCTGGGATGAGGAGCTCTTTCCAGCATGAAACCATGAATTGTTGGTATTGATCGGAAAATAGGTATTGTCTTGTGCGTCTCGATCAGTTAGATCCAAGATGGTCGTAATGTCACCTCTTGGTCGAAAATAGTCCTGTGAAGACATCTACTACCTATTCGGTTGATTGTTTAGATCCACGCTAAAAAAATTGAAGTATTGATATAAAATCATTAGGAGCCAACCATGACTGAACTATATATTGACGTTTCCAGACTTCCCACGATTCCTGAAAAGAATTCGTGGGAAACCTTCATGACAAACGTAGATCATCAATACGATAACTGGAAAATAGAATGTCGTGCTTATTGGCGTGATTATCGTAATTGGATTATCTTTATATTGGTCATTCTTGCGATTGGAATTATACTTACTGTAACACTTGTTCTTTCACCATCTGCTCCATCCTATCCATGTCTTTCTTATCAATCTAATACACCTGCTTCATCGGTATCTGTCGCATGCCTCCAATATGTTTGGAATACAAATTGTAAAAATCCTTATACTTTCCCATCAGGGTATACGGGATGGTGGAATCGCTCTCCTCAAGGAACGACAATGATACCGTGTAATGGAAGATCACAATGCGGGGTTGGTTCTTATGAAAACATTCTCATTTATATGTCATTTTGCCAAATTGGAATCAATCAGTGATTTATTTATCTTTTTATTTTTGTAAAGAAGAAGTATAGAATCAATGGCCACGTGGAACAGTGTTACAACCGTTGCCACAGGCTATGCGTACAGTTACCCTACGCAGTCGGTATCATCTGATACCACTGGTATGAATTTGGCTGCCATTTATAATACTGCTAGTTCGGTTGGTATTATCTATTCGCGTGATGGAGGAACAACATGGACCGCTTCCACTGGAACTCCTACAAGTGGAATGATTAGTGCTATTGTCAGTGATTCTACTGGTCAATACGTGGTATTTACTTATGCTACTGATAATTTTTCTACTAATACAGGTGGTGTCTACCGTTCTACCAATTATGGTGCTAGTTTTTCACAACTATCTGCTATTGGTTCCTATGCGTTTGATTATGTATCATGTAGTGCGGATGGCCAGGTGATATATGTGGATCAACCTCGTTCCAATCAATTAATGTTATCCACTGATGGAGGATCTACATGGACACTAACTACTACTGCGAGTAGTAGTAATACAAATGGTTGCTGTAGCGCAAATGGAGCCTATTTCTATCAAAAAATTGGAACAAATGTGATCGCGGCTGGTACAGGTACTGGCGCATCATGGTCTAATATTACTACACCTAGTGATGTATTTCAAGTGGCATGCGATTCTACTGGTCAGATTATTGTATATTCATCATTGACAAATGGTGTTTATCGTTCTACGGATGGTGGTTCTACCTGGAATATCATGAGTGCTCCTACCAACTTAGGTCAAACCTATCTATCGATCGCATGTGATTCTACTGGTCAAGTGATTCTAGCAGGTGATGATACAAATCATTATTCATATTTTACAATTGATGCGGGTGTATCATGGAATCAACTCAACATTGGACCGACTTTTTCTCTTCTCGTTACATCAAATGGACATAAATTATTTAGTTCTGATGCCTATAGCTTGTTTTCGACTCTTGCTCAATCGGTTCCTATCGTTCCAACTCTTACTTCCGTTACATATGTAAGTAGCTCCAGTGTTAGTTTAAATTTTACATTGGGATCAAATGAAAATTCTAGCTTAACGGATATTCAATATGCGACAAGTTATGATAGTTATGGCAGTTGGACCAGTCTTGGATTGACTGCTCCATTGGAAGGATATACCTCTGCTACTATTTCTGGATTAGCATTTAACCCCGTCGGCAGTTCATTTGAAATACGTGCTGTCAATTCAGTAGGATCTTCTGCCAATTCTAACTCTGTTTTATTAGATGTTTCTCCTGATGCGCCTACGATTACAAGTGTAGTCTATATTGATGGTTCAAGTGTAACCATTCATTTCACACTTGGATCCAATGGTGGTACTTCATTAACCGATTTACAATATGCGACAAGTTATGATGGTTATGCCACTTGGACCTCTCTTGGATTACCTACACCATTGGAACCCTATAATGCCGCTACCATTACTGGATTGGCATTCAATCCGAACAATGTTTCTTTCAAAATGCGCGCAGTAAACAGTGTATCCAATTCATCTGCCTCCAATTCCGCACCGGTACAAAATGTTCCTGATGCTCCTACCATTACCAGCAACCCAGGAGCAATCGATGGTTCCACTGTACAAATTAGCTTTAGTCTAGGATCAAATCATAATTCGGTATTAACCGATATTCAATATGCCTCAAGTCAAGATGGATATGCGACCTGGTCATCTGTTGGTCTATCTGCTCCATTGGAAGGATATACCAGTGTTACCATTAGTGGATTATCATTTAATCCGAATGAAGTTACATTTGAATTACGTGCGGTTAATTCGGTTGGTTCGTCTCCTGCTTCTAACGCATTGATCGCAGGTCTTGTACCAGATCAATGTACATGGACCTCTTCGCCGATCGTGACTGATAATTCTACAATCAATGTTACGTTCACATTAGGATACAATGAAGGTTCGTCTCTTACCGATATTCAATATGCTCGTTCCATTGATGGATATACCACATGGACCTCTCTCGGATTGACACCACCACTGGAAGGATATACCTCTGCTACCATTACTGGATTATCATTACCACCTTATGGATATTTTGAACTTCGTAGTGTTAATATGTATGGTGGTTCTATTCCGTCCTCTCCTACCTTGGCAAGCAGTAATAGTCCTGCTCTCTCCTCTACCAACTGGTTAACTCTATCTGGATCCCAATTTTATGCGGCATCATGTGATTCCACAGGTCAGTATATTGCGGGTATTACCAATTCGGGTACATTTGTTGCGTCGGTTGATTATGGTCAAACCTTTCAGGTAGGTACCAATAGTCCCACCACCTTTCAATCCTTTACCATGGGTGTGACACCTTCTGGTCAGATTATCTATATTTGTGGTATTGATTCGAATCTCTACAAATCAACTGATTATGGTGTGACCTTTACCATGTTAACTGGAGGATATGCGAATCAATATGATTCGATTGTATGTAGCTCAGATGGAAATTACGTATTTACTATGGCCAGTATGGCTGGCTCACCTGTGATTGTCTCATCGGATGGAGGTTCTACCTGGAATCTCAATGGTGGAATGTCAGTTTATTGGTCAAGCGTGTGCTGTAGCTCCAATGCTCAATACGTATATGCTACTGGAGTAGATACGAATACAAATGCACAAGTATTATATAAATCATCGGATCATGGTAGTACTTGGTCACATCTTACTAGTCTTCAAATCAATCCATTAACAACACTGAATAGCATAGCATGTGATTCCACGGGTCAAAACGTAGTAATTGCGGCAGGATATGATGGTATTTATCGCTCAACAAACTATGGTGCGTCATGGTCCGTTATTAACTCAGGAGCATTTGGTGTAAATTGGATTCGTATTGCGAGCGATGCGTCTGGTACAAATCTAATTGCCAGTGAAAATAGCAATAATTCCATTTATAATTCAAGTGATTCAGGTCTAACATGGACGGCAGAATACATGGGACTTTCCCAACCTAACATGGTGGCGATTGATTCATCGGGTACATATCGTCTCTGTGGATTTAATGGTGGTATTACTGTTATCAATCAATTTGCCTCAAGTGTTACTAGCTCATGGGTCTTGAGAAATGATTATTATTTTACAACCATTAAAATGTCGTTAATTGGTCAATCAAACCAATATATGATCGCAGTTAAATACAATCCAGAAGCATACAATCAGGTCTCCGTTTCAAACAATGGTGGTGTATCATGGACATCCTCCTTTCCACCTGATGGAGGAAATACAACAGGTGTTGCATGCTCCTTCAAAGGAGATATTATGTATTATGTAAGTGATATTGGATTTGTGTATCAATCCACAGACTATGGAAATTCATTTACGCTTATCAGTGAAATTGGTGGCTCACTAACAGGAATCGCATGTGATTCTACAGGAACCAATGTATACATTACCGATACATCTGGAGATTTTCTTCAGTCGGCAAATTCAGGAGCTACCTTTAATCAAACCTATAATACATATTCTAACTATGGCGGTTCTATGGTACATCTTGTATGTAGTCAAAATGGTCAATATGCCTTTTCCACCAATAGTAACAATCCAACAGAATATTATGTCTTTAATAACTTTGGAACAAATTTGGTGACAATGGGACAGATTTTAGATAGTGGTAGCAATCCACAATACATTACATCTCTCGCATGTAGCGGTACAGGTCAGTTTATATATGCTGGTACACTCAATGGTCTGTATGTCTCAACCGATTATGGATCTACATGGAACATTACAAGCATGACAAATAATATTTCATTTGTTGCAATGGACCAGCTAGGAAATCGCTTACTTGTAATTGTAGATAATCAGAGTGTATATCAATCATTAGATGCGGGTGTAACATGGACACTCATTACTATTCCTGGTTCAATCTTGGTAGGTGGAGATGGTGTACCTGGAATCTCGATGGGACCTGAAGGAATCAACTATATTGTATCGGCTTCTAACCCAGGAACATACTTCCTTCAGCAAGGTTCTGCGGATCAATCTGTACCCGCTGCTCCTACTATGTCTTCGAACCCCTATCGTAATGATAGTTCATCCGTTATTTTATCTTTCTATTTGGGATTTAATGGAAGTTCACCTTTAACCGATATTCAATACGCAACCACTCATAATGGTTATGCTACATGGACTTCACTTGGACTAACGGGTACATTAGAAGGATATACAAGCGCGACTGTTTCTGGATTAGGATTTGATCCAGCAGGTGTTACCTTTAAAATCCGTGCGGTCAATGCCGTTGGCCCATCCAGTGCGTCCAATGGACTCATTACACCCACCGTTCCTGATGCGCCTACCTTCTTATCTTGTTTAGTCGTGGATAGTGCCACCATAACAATTGCCTTTACACTAGGTTCTAATGGTAATTCTTCATTAACGGATCTCCAATATGCGAGTTCATATGATAGTTATGCCACATGGACATCCATGGGTTTGAGTACACCTCTTGAAGGATATAGTAGTGCTACCATTGGTGGACTCGCATTTAATCCATCAGGTGTCTATTTTGAAATCCGCGCGGTCAATGCGATTGGTAACTCGTCCGCCTCAAGTGCGGTAGAAGCAAGTAATGTTCCAGGTGCGCCTTACATTACTGACAGTTATCTTGTCATTGTCGATAGTTCTACCATTCAGTTTGATTTCACATTGGGATCAACCGGTGGATTATCATTAACCGACATTCAATACGCCTCTTCTGCGGATAGCTATGCCACCTGGACTTCGTTTGGATTGTCTGCTCCATTTGAAGGATATACCAGTGCGTCTATTTATGAATTATCATCTATTCCTTATGGCGTATATTATGAAATTCGAGCAGTTAATGCGGATGGTGCGTCTAGTGCTTCGAATGCCGTCATGGTTCCTAATGTTCCTGATGCTCCTACTCTTAACAGCAGTTGCGTCGCTGTTAATTCAACTACCGTTACCTTATCATTTACGTTGGGTTCGAATAATGGTTATACTTTGACCGATATTCAATATGCTCGTTCCTTGGATGGATTTACGACCTGGACCTCTCTTGGACTAACTTCACCACTAGAAGGATATACCAGTGCCACCATTACTGGATTATCTACTCCTCCTTATGGATATTTTGAAATCCGTTCAGTAAATGCTCTTGGTAGTTCGTCTGGATCCAATCAGCAAGTAGCTATTAGCCCTGCGCCTGATTTTTCTGCTACCATGTGGCTTACCTTGAGCGATCGATATTTTATAGCAGCCAGTTGTAGTCCAAATGGACAACGCATTGTGGCAGTAGATGCGGATAATCAGGTGTATGCGTCATCCGACTATGGCCAAACCTTCCAGAATCCCTCTGGTTTACCATCTGGTGTTGGTAGTACCTATTATATCGGTACAGCCTCAAATGGACAAACGGTGTATGTATGCGGTAATAATGAACAGCTCTATCGCTCCGTTGACAGTGGTGTAACCTTTTCGGTTGTGTCCAGTATGACCATTGCGAATATCTATGATAATATTGTATGTAGTTCGAATGGTACCTATATCTTCATGGCATCCGCGATTAGTTCTCAAATTGTCTTTTCAAATGATAGCGGTACGACATGGAACGCAAATGGCCCCACTCTTACTTGGTATTCATTGACCTGTAGCTCGAATGGACAATATGTATATGGCGTTGGTTACGATGGAAGTACAACAATGGTCTATGTCTCAACCGATTATGGCAATTCATGGGACTCCTTTTCGACATTCACTACTAGCCCTGACTCATTGAGTACTGTTGCATGTGATTCATCAGGACAATATATTACTTGCGCGGCAGGATATGATGGAATTTATCGTTCTACGGATTATGGTTCGACTTGGAATCCGATTTACCCCGCGTATGGCCTCAATTGGATCAATCTTGTCAGTGATGCCTCAGGTATGAATTTACTCGCAACAGAAAACATCTATAACTGTATTTACACCTCAAGCGATGGTGGTGCGTCATGGTCTGTAGAGAATATGCTTCTTTCCTCACCCTATATGGCAGCCATTTCACGTGATGGAGATTTTCAAATTGTGGGTGCGTACAATCAAATGACAGTGATTAATCGCTTCTCCACTCAAGTGATAAGTCCATGGTCGTTGAATAATGGAAACTGGTATACACAGGTAGCTACTTCCTCTAACAATCAATATATGATTGCTCTACAATATGAACCTGTTATTAATAATAAATATGCGGTCTCTACCAATGGTGGTTCTTCTTGGACATCTTATGCTTCTCCCAATTCAGACTATCAAGTTCAACAAGTGGGAATATCACTTACTGGACAAGTCATGTATTATACCGATTATTATGCGATTTATCGATCCAGCAACTATGGCGCGTCATTTTCACAATTGATGTCGGCGCCTCCCTATATACAAACCTTCGCATGTGATGCTACTGGTACTTATTTATTTATTGGTTCTGAGAATGATAGTATTTATGTATCAAATGATTCTGGTACTACCTTTACACTTGCGTATAATCAAGAGGTTTCAGGAATTCATTACATCATTTGTAGCGCATCAGGTCAATATGTCTATGCGGTCGATTATTACAATCCATCCAATCTCATTATTTCCACAAACTATGGTGTATCGTTTACATCCTCTACAATGCCCGCCTCTATTAATGGATTGGTTTGTGATCAATCTGGACAAAAACTATTGGCCACATCCAGTTCAGGTGTATATAGCTCCGTTGATTATGGTGCATCATGGTATGTTACACAATTAACAGATCCTACAGGACAGATTACAATGGATGCGTTTGGAAATCGTGTAATTGTATATAATTATGATGCTGCTTTATTCTATCAATCACTTGACGCAGGAACCACATGGACTCCCATTACATCATTGATTGGTGATACAACCAGAAATGGTCCTAGTGCAAACGGATGTTCGATTAGTTCTGATGGAACAACCGTCTTCCTTTCTACACAAAATCCTGGTACCTATTCGTTAACCATTGGTTCTCCTGATACAAGTCCCAACTGGACCGCCATTACTGGTTCCTATTTCCCTCAGATTGTCTATAGCTCCAATAATCAGAACGTGATTGCCTTATCCGCTCTAGAAAATCTTATGAAATATTCATCCGATGGCGGTTCAACATGGAATTATGCTAATAATTTTGGATCAGTTGTCCTTGTAGGTTCTAGTCCTTCTGCTCAATATGTTATTGCTTCGACCGATCAAGGCCAATCGTACCTTTCTACTGATTATGGACATACCTATACACTCATGGGTAATTCACCCACAGGTCTATATTGGAATGGTTCTGCGATTGATGCTACTGGTTCTAAGATACTTCTTCTTGGAAATGATGGTTATTCTACAAGCTATTTGTACTATTCGAGTGATTCGGGTGCGACATGGACCAATATTTATGAGATCGGTGGTTATCTGTGGTCTCTTGCTGCCAGTAGTGATTTTGGAAACTTGTATATGACCGCATTTAACTATGTCATTCTTACCTCCACCGATGGAGGACATACATGGAATCCTGTTACAACCTTTACTACCTATAATGTTGAACAAGTCGCATGCGATTGGACAGGACGCTATGTTGTGGTTGCCAGCTCATCCGATGGTGTGTATCGTTCAACCGATTATGGTGTCACGTGGACCAAGACGAATGCTCCTTCCAATCCTCCTGATGGACCCGCCTTTATATTAATCGCAAGTAATTCAACCGGTAATCATTTGATATCAACTGATTTTTCAAACTCAGTTACGTATATATCGGTGGATGCTGGTACAACGTGGTCCATCCAACCCACGCCTGCCGGTTTTATAGGTATGGCGCCATCAGGTGTTTCCATTAGTCCCGATGGAACCCGATTTGTCACCTGTCTAGCGGGACCTGGAACCTTCTTTGAAACCTATGGTTCTCCTAGTTTGCCAACTGTCCCTTGCTTCCTCGAAGGAACTCAGATCTTGTGTCAAGTGAACGGTGTCGATACCTACGTACCCATTGAAACCATTCGTCCTGGCATGCTCGTCAAGACGTCCATGAATGGATACAAGGCCGTGAAATTGATTGGTTACCGTGCCATGGAGAATCCTGGCACTTCTACACGTGACAAGAATAGCTTGTACCTCTGTACCAAGGCCAATTATCCTGAACTCACCGCGGATCTGACCTTGACGGGTTGCCATGCGATTTTGGTGAATCAAATCACCGAGACCCAGCGCACAGGAATCATTTCTACACTCGAACGCATCTTTGTCACAGATCGCAAGTATCGCTTACCTGCCTGTGTTGATGAACGCGCTTCTGTTGTTCCCACCGCAGGAACCTTTACGGTTTGGCACTTCGCGTTGGAGAACAACGATGTCAAGATGAACTATGGTGTCTATGCTCAGGGCCTTCTTGTTGAAACTTCACCATTATGGCATATGAACAACAAGAATTATACACTGGTCCAATGAGCTTTGAGCTTTTTAGGAAAAAGCTCGCAAAAAAACAATTAGCTTTTTAAGGCGGAGCGCGGTGTGACCAAAGGCCACCTAGGAAAAAGCTCGCAAAAAACAATGAGCTTTTAAAGCGGAACACAGTATGGCCATATAGGAAAACGCGGTGTACCCACGTAGGAAAATGCTCGTAAAAATTGAAGTATCTTCTCGAAAAAAAGAGAGCGCACCCGATATGACCACTCCCCTTCTTCTATTGGAATATTTCCCCCCCCTTGCTCCCGATTATTCCTATGGAGTTCTTCCTGACCATCTTAAACACATCTCCCTGCCAATCGATGCCATTAGTAAAATGGAAGGTTGTCAATGGTCCGATAATGGAATACGATGTGGAAAGAAATGGTTTCGTTCCTATATCTATTATTGCGAAGCACACAAAGATATTCCTGATATCAAACGATATGAACCCATTACCTCTTGTCGAAAACGTAAATAACGACATCATCCTATTTTTAAATGATTCTACCCTATACTACGCATGTGTACGGTAGAAGCATTTTATACAACATATAGATAGAACAAATGTCTGTTCATCCACGTGTAACTTCCCCCACGTGGACTCTCGTATCGGGCCTGTATCTTCAACAGGTATCGATTGATCCGACCAATCAGTTTCAAGTGGCCATTCAGTACAATGATTCGTCACCTCGAACCGTTGTCTATTCTCGTGATTTTGGTGCGACCTGGTCCACTTCCACAGGCATCACAGGAAATCCGGCTTCCATTTCCAGTAATGGACAAGATGTACTGGTTGGTACCACAGGTGGTGCTTATAATCTGTATTTTTCGAATGACTATGGTACATCATTTAATGCCATTGCGAGTTATGGCGCCCCTCAATCTTTTTGGACGTTTGTTGGACTAGGTCAACAGTCGAGTTATTATATGGTGGCATGCGATCATGATCCCAATACGGATACTGCCCACATTTATTATAGTAATGATGAAGGCAATTCATGGTCTACTCTTGCAACCTACAGCAATACCTATATTACATCAGGAGCATGGTCCAATACAGATGGTATGGTATCTATGTATTTTGTAGCCTATAGTACCATTTCTCCGTATTACTCTGAACTGTTGATTACAACCAATACAGGCAGTTCATGGACTACCTTGCCCGATATGTCTGCATACAACATTCAAGGCGTGGCATGTGATCAGACCGGTCAATATGTTGTCATTTCTGTTTCACAAAACGGTGTCTATCGTTCGACCAATTATGGCGCCAGCTGGACCCAAACGACCGCACCCAGTTTCCCACCCTCGGGTCCGAACATGGGTCCCATTGCATGCGACAACTCTGGCAATCAGATCGTGGTAATGGACATGAGCGTTCCTGTTCTCTATGCTTCTTCTGATGCGGGTGTCAGTTGGGTTCTTCAAAATACACCCAATAGCAATACCGCGACCGATATTTTTAGTGTATATGTAAGTCCTGATGGAAGTTATCGCGCAGCATCCTTTTTGGGAGTCGGACTGTTTTCCAATG